GGATAGCCCGCCGTTTGTCCATTCATAGAAATAACCATACCTTCATATTTTCTACATTTATCCTTCGCCCCGTGGGAACTAACTACGGCTAGGTCGTACCCATCTTCTACCGCCTTCGTTCTCATTCCTTCGAATCTAGCTTGTTTATACTTAGTGCGAACTACCATATCTACATATCGGTTAAGTTCCCATTGTCGCCCCTTTTTGTCTACGATACCTACGAAGCCTTCTTCCTTGATGGATTTAGATAAGCCTTGTTTCGTAAGTTCTTCTATCAATCCTTTAGACATTATCTTACGCCCTCTAGCCCGTGCCATATCGACTTTCATTTGTTCTTGAACTACACGTCTAACAATTCGTTTAGTACGCTTAGAAGTCAATTCCGTAGCCGATAGAAGGTCGTCGAATGTATCCGCTAGAATAGAATCAATAGTTTCTTTAGCTAGTTGGGAAAATGCTACACCTTTAGTAGCTTCCGCTAGTGAATTGAATTCACCCGCCGAATAAGATAGAATCGCTTGTCCTTCTCTGAAATTTGATAAGATACCTTCTTCGATAGTTGATTGAACTTCGGCGTTAAGCCCCGACAAGATATAATCAATTTGTCGTAGCATTGACGCTTGTTGATTTACCTTAATCGGGTCGCCGTTGTTCTCTACTAAACTAAGAAGCTGAATTATAATCAACTCCCTAGCCCGTACGTAGCCCTTTAGAACGTTTTTAACGTCTTTATCATAGGAAGGTTCGGGAACTTTACGAAAAGCCATCTATACCCCTCCTATTCCTTCTCGTTAGCTTCTTCGTCCTCTGCTACTACTTCTTCTTCCTCTACGTCCATTTCTTCGTTAAAGATAGAAGGATTAGCGAACGTTGGGGCGTTAGCTTCTTCTTCCTCTTTGATACGTTCCATTTCTGCTTCGGCTTGTTCTTCCGTCATGTCGTCGAGATACATTAAAGCCCGTTTTTGTGACATAGTAACCGCCCCGCCCGTACGTGTAGAAACAATGTTAGCCATTTCCATTTCGTCTTTAGGTAGACCGTCACGGAAGTTAATTAACGGTGTGAACAATTCGTAATCCGCTTTCCCTACCGCTTTTTCTAATAGTTGTGCAAGCATGAATACACGCTTTAAGCCTTTATTGTAGTATTGACGTTTACGGTTAACCTTCGCTAGAAGTGAGTTCATACGCCATTTAATAGCAAGCCCCGAACTTCCACTAGTACCCGCGTCGCCCATACCGATAGCCACTTCGGGAATTTCCGCAAGTGTTAATAGATATTGAACTAGCTTTTCCAATTCAGTAAAGGCGTTTTGTAGTTGTCCGTCCCATGTGATGTATTCGGGCTTAACGTCGTCTTTACCCATAGTTTCGAACACCTTGTCAAGTCCTACACGGAATGTAGGGTTTCCGTCCGCGTCCTCTTGTAGAGAACCCGCAGGAACGCTGATAGCAGGGTCACTATGTTTGTCAAGAATTAAAGCTATTTGACTTAAACGGTTATTGATTTCGTCCATGATAGGGCGAAGTTCCGTAATGTCGTCGATACCTTCCCATGAATCATCCGTCGCATAGTTAGGAACGTGAACGATTAAAGGCATAGGGACACCCGTTTCTACCGTGCGTTGGTCTTTGGTGAATTCTCCCGTAATCTTGAAGCTAGTAACTTCACCGTCAAGGTTATAATTCAATGGACGCATTTCGTAAGTTGAATATTCGATACGCCCCGCGTAATGAGATTCTACATACAAGTTCCATACTTCCTTCGATTGGTCGGGTTGTACTGGAATAGCTATGTGATAAGCTACAATCTTGTTTGTGTCCCCTACTGAATGTTCGGGGAATACATATTCCGCGTTTTGTTGTTCGATAATGACACGGAACGGGTCAAACTCCTTCGGTAGTTCTCCGCTTTCTGATTGACCGTATCTTACCTTGAAGAATGAATCCCCACGATAAGAGTTCGCTAACGCTGATTCATAGTTAAGAATAGATACGTCGTTTTCATCTACCCACGCGTCTAGTCGTTCTTGTTCCTTCGAATTGTCGCCCTTACCCGCACTAAATGAAGCCGTTTCCCCGAATAGGAAGTCCGCCGATTTCTTCGCAATTAGTGAAGGGAAGTTAATAGAAACATAAAGCATGTTCTTTTGTTCCCTAGTTAATGAATTGTTGTATCGTCTGAATACGTCGTAGTGATTCCCCTTGAACAATCGTTTATTTTCTCTATAACGGATAATCCGTTCTTCATGTTCCACAGGTGGAAAGTATTCGCCTACCTCGAAGTAACTCATTTAATTTCCTCCTTTTGAATATTAATTTTCAAATACAAAAAACCCACGGGATTAAAGTCCCGCAGGTTTCTGCATGAATGTTCTTCGACGATTACCCCCGCATAGGTCAACGCATGAAGCCAACGCGTCGGGTAAATCGTCATTATCGTGGTTTAAAAATTGTTGAAGTTGTTCGATTAGAAGCCTTTGACTACGCTTCATTCGGATAGTTCCGTTTTCGAATAACGGTTCAAGTGTCATAATACGTTCTTCTTTTTTACCTCTAGGATTGACCGCCTTAAAACGTGTTTTATAAAGCCCCCGCTTCGTTGCGTTCTCCCTAAGTTGACGGAACATATCGTATTGTGCTTGAACGGTTTCAACTCCGAAGATTTTATGTCCATATTCCGCTACCTTTTGTTCTGCTACGCGTAATGCTTCGTGCATAGGAACTTTCTTAGCCCACGCGTCAAGAACATAAATAACACCCGTACGTCTATCCCGTCCGAGTGTGATAATTGCGTTATAGTCACTATTCGCGTTCTTACCGATTGCAATATCCCAAAAACCGAAAAGGTCAAGGGGTAAAGGTCTACCGTTCGCGTCGAATAAGTCTTTATCGTCATAGTATAAGAAGTAATGACTTTTAAAGATTGCCGTTTCATCGTCAATAGGCTTGTTCAAGAACTCACTACCGAAGGCACGACTTCCAATATTAACCTTTTCCATCATTAACTTATAATAAGGGAATCGGTCATTCCATAAAGTGGATACGCCCGCGTCCATTTCTTCTTTATTGACACGATAGAATTCTTCCGCTTCTACCATTCGATTAGTGTTATCTTGATTACGATAAATCGCTTCGAATTCTTCCCAAAGGTCTTGTCGTTCGGGTTCGGATACAATCGCCGAAAATATCTTCCCGTCGAAGTCCGCCCTTTTGAGTACCGCAGGAAGCAAGCCCGTAGCGTGAACCAACGTCCCCATGTAAATTATTGCCGTTCGTCTAGGGTCGCCCATCGGCATAACTACTTTATTGAACCATTCTTCGTTTTTAGTTCGTAGTTCTAAAGTATTAGTGTTCTTGGAACTTTCAAGGTCATCTAGGACTATTAGGTCAGGACGATAAGACTTGTAACGGGAACCCCTCAATTGACCGCCGATAGAACTAGCTTGTACAAAACAACCGTTAAGAGTTTCGAAGCTATCCGCGTTATCTTTTAAATCCTTCGCTTCCTTAGTGTTAGTAAGTTCGCCGAAATCCTCGCGTAGTTTCTGATTAAATTTAAGTTGGTCGTTAACCCATTCTACGAACTTCCTAGACATTGACAAAGTTTCCGAAACTATGATAATGTAACGTCGAAGCCCGAATACAATTTGATGAACTGGAAACATATTGGAAAGGTATGCGGATTTTGCGTGTCCACGGGGTACACTCCACGCGATTCTTTTTGTAATAGCTTCCGAAGATAGTACGTTCAAGTTTTCGGTTAATAGTTCGTGAAATTCGGGTGCGTCGTCGATACCAATACCCGCAGGAATGATATTTCCTTCATTGTCGGGATTCAAGTCGTCGCTAAAATATTCATACATAAAATGAAGCGTCGAATCGTGAGATTTGACAACTCTATTAAGATATGCTAGTCGTTCCTTCATATCGGGAAGTGATTCCAATAGATAATCGTCTACTTCCTCCCCTGCCCTAAACTTCAATACGATTTTATTAAGTAGACTTTTTAAGTCGGATTGTTCTTCCTTTAATTCGTCGATAGTCTTTCCTTTGACTTTCGCCGTTAGTTTAATTGCTTCCGCCAACCGTTCCACCCCCTCATAAATTACCCTTTACAATCTATACGGGTTAGCGTATAATATCTAATAGATAGAAAGAAGCCTACCTTATTAGCAATAAATAAGGAATAATTACAAGTGTTTAGGAGGAAATAACAGTGTCACAAAAACTAGAATTGATTTATGAAAATATCGACGTATTAGTAGCTAAAAAGAACTTTATAGTATTACCAAATGAGGTATTCCGCTTCACTAAGAAAATGGCGGACGCTAGAATCATTTCATATGATAGATTAATGGTAGCTTGGGACACTCTTACTTATAAGCATGACGAAAAGAACCCGTTCCCTTCACACGAAACATTAGCGAAGGCGTTCGGTATCGGGAAACGTGCTATCACGGGTGCGATTTCTGAAATAGTAGACGCGGGGTTATTTATCAATGAAAAGGGTAAATACGGAACGGACAAGCGTAAGAATACATATAACGTTAGCCCGCTTTTAAACCTCCTAGCTTGCTTTGTAGAACGCGTTAGAGAAGGCGTAGACGTTTGTATTAAGGAACTCTATAACGACGTTGTACGGGGCGGTATGAAGGCTAGAAAGGTATCCGCTACGGAAGAACAACCTAAGAAAGAAGAAGTAACAATGTCCGAAGCTATTATCGAAGCGTTAAACGGGGTAGAAGAATCCCGCCGTAAGGCATTAGAAGGAATCGTTAAAAAGAACGTGGAAAGATTAGACGAAGAAACTATCGTTCATACTATCGCTAAGATAGAAGCTAATTACGATTCTACAAAAGGTTCATACGTTGGATTAGCTACAATCTACTTCAAGAACGCCAATAACGGCGATAAGCAACGCGAAGAAGCTAAGAAGCAAGAACAACCT